TACGGCAACAACGAGCAAGGTGCTTGGCAGTTGATAGAAGAAATTTGGAATACTTGGTCAACAACTTGGAATAATTAGAAATGGGAACAACATTAACGGGGACAACCCCACAGGACACATACGATAGCCTTATTAAGGTTACGGACAACGGGCCGATTAGCGGTACGGCTAAATACCTATCTGATGGATTGGGTAATGATTCGGCTCTTGCTTTGTCAACTTCGGTTGTAGGTATTAACACCTCATCACCAAACACGAACTACCCTTTGAGTGTTGCTTCAGCAAGCAACGCCAATGCCATTGCGGTTTTTGGTCGTGCTTCTGACAATACGGGAAGTATTGACTTTTACCAAAGCAACGGAAGCAGCCGCATTTTGGAGTTTGGTGTTTCAACTACTCAAGTTGACATTTACAATGACCTAAATACGCCAATTCTTTTTAGCACCAATGCTACGGAGCGTCTTCGCATCACGGGCGCAGGAGCTGTTCAAATAAAAGGTGCTTCAACAACTACGGGTCATCAAGCAGCAATTGAAAATACTGAAACTTTACTTACCCTATATGGTTCAATCTTTGGTGGCACAGGTAAGGGCATAGCCTTTTGGCCTACGGGAGCGGCTGAAGGAATGCGACTTACCACAAACGGCCTAACCTTCAACGGGGACACCGCAGCAGCCAACGCCCTTGATGACTACGAAGAAGGCACTTGGACTATGGGTGTATCGTTTGGTGGTGCGTCTGCGGGTATAACCTATGACGCTTCAACTTTGGCGACATATACTAAAATAGGAAGACAAGTAACGGTAAATGGTTTTGTCGCTCTAACAAGCAAAGGAAGTTCTACGGGTTCGGCTCGTATTACGGGCTTACCTTTTACCATTGCAAATTCAAGTGCTTATTATAGTGCGGCAGCGATGCGATTACAATCCATCAATTTTGTAGGGCAATTTCAAGCCTATGGTTCTATAAATTCTACAACCGTTCTTTTGCAACAAACTACCACGTTAGGTATCAATACTGATATTACAGACACTGAATTTTCAAATAGTTCTCAAATAATGATATCTTTTACCTACTTCGTATAATAAATAAAACTAAACAAAATGATTGAAGAAGTAATCTACATCAGCGAATTCAACGTCAAATTAGACGGAACTATCGCAGTCCGCAAAACCACAGACGTTACCAAAGACGGAGCCGTAATCGCTTCATCTTATTGGCGCACCGTGCTTGCAGTAAACGACCCTGCTGCCGATGAGGTATTGGGAGTTGATGGCTACTACCGCACCCTTGCCAACGATGCTTGGGCAATGATTCCTGCACCCGTAGTGGTTGAGGAAGCAGCAGCCGAGTAAATGGAACACCTACAACAACGGCTTGATGCATTAAAGCAGCAAGAGGCGAATCTACTAATGCAATTAGATGAGGTTCGGGTCTTGGTATCTGCATACGAGAACACCCTAAAAGAAAATGACAAAGGAGTCGGCTGATAGCGTAATCACGTCTTGGTCTTTAACGGGAGCAGGACTTCTCGTAAGCTACGCCCACCAAATGTTGGGTTTAGCCGTACTTGTAACCTCACTTGCGTACACTCTTTGGAAGTGGCGAAGGGACTACAAGAAGGACAAAGGTGCTAATTGAGCGCATCTTCGGCAACCCGAAGACTACTCTACTTGGGCTGATAATTATCGGCCTTTGTTTTGTTTTGGTGTGGGCAGGCCGTGCGACTTTAACAGAGGTGTCCACTTTTATGGTCGGAGCATTCGCACTTTTCTTTTTTAAAGACGCTAAAGATGGCGAAGCAACAGGCGGTAAGCCAAAGAATCAGTAAGAGCAAGAAGCGAGGCAAGCATTCCAAGAGTGCATCTGCCAACAAAGCGAGTAAGAACTACTCCAAGCCCTACAAATCACAGGGGCGATGACCAAGAACTTTACCCTTGCAGAACTGACTGCTACAAAAACAGGGCTTCCTAACGCTTTACCCAAGCACTTGCAACCCAACCTCCGTGCGCTTGCAGAAAACGTCTTACAACCCACAAGAGACGCATTAGGTGCGGTGAAAGTAACGAGTGCATACCGCAGCCCTGCGGTGAATAGCAAAGTAGGGGGAGCAAAGACCTCGCAGCACGTGCAGGCTCAAGCAGCCGACCTAAAGTTTGATGGAGGCAACGATGTTTTATTTTATTGGATTAAGGACAATTTAGACTTTGACCAACTCATTTGGGAATTTGGCTCTGATACTGCGCCATCGTGGGTTCATGTTAGTTACTCAAGTAGCAAGAACCGAAAACAAATTCTAAAAGCAGTTAAGCACAATGGCAAAACTAAATACCTCCTCTTTTGATGAATGGCTTGACTCCCTTGAAACTAAACCCCAACCGACTTGCAATGTGGATTCTCCCGATGGCTGCGACTCTTGCGGTAGTTAGCAGTTGCGCTACTGTGAAACCCATCCTTCAGAGTGTAGTTGTAAGGGACACGGTCATTGTCACGCAGACAAAGTACCTAATGGACACGCTCGAACTATACAAGGACACGACAATCTACCAAGACAAGGTGCGTCTTCAGCTTCAGTACATAGACAGAAAGGTGTACGTTGAGGCAACTTGCTTGCCCGATACGATCAGAGTTACACAGACCAAGATTCTAACAAAGGAACGAAAGCAGAGGGGATGGACTTTTGAAGGTGCGGCAGTTATGCTTGGGCTTATCCTTGTGGTTGCGTACTTCATCAAGAAGTGGATAGACAAGCTCGTAGAGTAGGTTTATTTGGCTTCTGCTGCACTTAAATACTAAAATGGTATAGTTCTATACCTTGAGGTATTTGGATGCGTTAAAACGCAACTTCTTTCTTTTTCTTTGTTAAGTTTCTTTTTCTTTAAGTTGTTTGGTAAAGTTAAGAGTTGATTAACTACTAACTAAAGTCAAGTTAATAGTTGATTAAGTAGTTAAGTTAAGTAAGTTAACTATTCAACTTTGATAAAAAACAAAATAAAATTGACATACGCAAGTCCTTATGCTAATATGTAATGATTCTAAATAATGAATGACCACATCTACATTTATTGGGATGATGTACCTTTGGCTAATGACACCAAAGTACTACATCGGCAAGACGTTGAAGATAGAGGCGAAGGATGTGGTGATGGACTTCCAACCTGATAACTACAACTTGGGTACGGCTCTAACCTACTTGATGCGAGCAGGCAAGAAACCTCACAACCCTATCTGCGATGACATCCGCAAGGCTATCGCTCACCTAAATTTTGAACTTGAACGACAGGATGAGCAGCAAACCATTAGCGCAACAAGCGAAGGAAGCCAAACAACAACAGGCCGATATGCAGTACTATACTAACCCTGCCAAGCGAAGGAAGATAGACTTCATCCTTGAGGAGTGCGCTACGCTGATGTCTAACTGCGAAGCCACATACAACGCTCGCCAACAGGCGAAATACAAAGAACAAGAGTTACTCGGTGAGATTGCCAAGATAGACCTGCACTTCGCCATCCAATGCGGCTATCTGATCCCCGATAATTGAAAAGCTACAAGATTGTCGTAGGCAAAGTGCCAAGCCTAAATGCATTTTATGCATCAAAGCATTGGACTGCCCGTGTGAAGGCAAAGGAGTTGGTATCTAAAGAGGTGATGTCGCAGCTTGAGAAGTATGACCTGCAAGAGATAAAGGATGTCCACATCCATTGCAAGGTCAACTACCGATACGATATTGACAATGCAATAATGGCGGTCAAGTTTGCCCTTGACACATTCAAGACTTGGGGTGGTGTGAAGGATGATAGCCGTAAGTATGTGCATTCCTTAAAGTTGGTACACGATACAACAATTCCCAAAGACACGGCAGAAATTATTTTTAGTGGCGTGTTGGTCAATTCATAATTAGTTGTATATTTGGGTATAATTAAAAACCAATCATTATGCAACATTTATCTACTGAACGCCTACTTGAGTTTTACAACACATGGTCTGCAAAACTTGAAACTGCTACTACCCGAACGGACAAGAAGAACGCTCTTGGTATGAAAGAAATGTTTAGGCAAACGCTTTCTAATCGTAACATCAATATGTAAAACCAATCAAGTTATGACTTTATCTTTTTCTTCAGACGTTTACACCGAGATGGTGCAAGTGCAACAAGCACAAATCCAAGCACTTCAAAACAAGATACAAGAGCTTCAAGCTCGTATTGATGTTTTAGAGCAGCAATCAATTCTATTTATCTAAAACCAATCTATTATGTCAAAAATTATTTCAATCACACCCACAGGCCAATGGCAAGATTTATTCAAGCTTGAGGTTCGCTTCGACAATGGAGACTTCGGTACTGCCTTTGCAAAATCACAGACCCCTCCCTACGCAGTAGGCGATGAGGTAGAGTACACCAAGAACGAGAAAGGCACGGTGAAAATCCAACGAGCCAATGCTTTTGGTGGTGGTGGCTATAACCAATCAGCTCCATCTGCTCCTTCATTCGCTGCCAAGACAGATGACCGTTCCGCTTCTATCATCCGACAGGTTGCTCTAAAGGCTGCGGTTGAGTACGCTTGTGCTGCGCAACATGATGTTAACACCATCCTTGCCAACGCAGAGACCTTTAACGCTTGGATGACAGGGCAGAGTGCTGCCCCTGCATCACACACCGAGCATTTCGCAAATCGCAACGACCCTTTCTGATTGGTTTTTAATAGGTCGTTGTGTGAAGCCCCTCTACGGAGGGGTTTTTTTATGTCAACTATTTTGTTATATTTGCTAACCAATCAGAATCAATGATACACCCCGACCTTCTTTCTAACGAGTCTTCGTTACCATACCTCCAACGCGCCCTCAAGGGCAAGTACTACGACACGGGCAAGCTCGGTGTTTATGAAGTAGATCAGTACCTACGACTTAAAGATGGCGAGTTTGTCGTAGTGGTAGGCCACGCTAACGTAGGCAAGACTCACACGCTGCTTTACCTAATGCTGCTTCAGTCGTATAACTTCGGCAAGAAGTGGCTCATCTATTCCGCAGAAAACGAAGTGCCAAGCCTCAAGCGCAAGCTCATTGAGTTCTTGGTATGCAAACCCATTCAAGGGATTGATGAGGGTATGATGTTCCGCAAGTTGGACTTCATAAACGAGTACTTCCAATTCATTGACAGCAATCGGCTCTTTACCGCCTTTGAACTTCTTGAGGTGATGAACTCCATCAAGAACGAATGGAACTATACAGGCGCACTTATTGACCCATACAATTCTTTATCAACAGACCAAAAGAAATTAGGCAAGACAGGGATGCACGAATACCACTATGAGGTAGCCTCTGCGCTTCGGGTGTTTGCCCATCAGAACAACGTCACCACAATCGTAAACGCTCACCCCGTAACCGAAGCAATGCGTAAGACATTCTACAAAGGCCACAAGTATGAGGGGATGGCTATGCCGCCTAACACATCAGACATTGAAGGAGGGGGTAAGTGGGGAAACCGCAGCGACTCGGTAGTAGTAATACATAGGATGATTTCTCATGAGACCGATTGGATATACACTCACATTCACGTTCGTAAGGTCAAGGAGATGGAGTCGGGTGGGCGAGTAACGCCCCTTGAAACTCCGCTTGTTTTGCAGAGCGTGTTAGGTAATGTTGGCTTTGTGATAAACGGGCGTAACTTGCTGCCAATAAAAACGGATGAAACACCTGCGAGCGATGTACCCTTCTGATGACTCCCACGACCTTTATATAAGGGAGAAGCAGTTGATGCTTGCAGGTACTGCGATGTGGTTGGCGAAGCAAGCAGCAGACAAAGCAAACGGCAGGGAGGTACAGGATGACCTACTGCACCACGTTATGTCTTGCCACTACGCAGACCTACTTCTTCAGCAGTTTATTGACTACCGACAATTCACAGAGGGTAAGATGAACGAGATGTACCTTGCCAACGCCAAGCTGCGAGTTGATAGCGAGCAGATGCACTACGAGATACAACGCCTGCAAGGGATAATAGAGGACAATCTATGAGGCAGATATTCTCCCCCTTTCAGAAGTACGAATGCTTCTCCGTTGACGGAACAGACTACCTTGTGACCGATGTTACGATAATCCAAGACAAGGATGACAATTTAGTGGAATGGGCGAGTGAGATGAAGTTTAAGAGACTTTCAGACCACAAGCACTACACTATGCCGATAACTAAAATAATAACCAATTACAACGAGGGCAGAGCGAAACGCTGCAAATGCTAATGAGACCATTTGAAATACGCCAATTAAAAGTATCTAAAGAACAGTACTATGCACGTCTTGGGTTTCAAGACAATGGAAGCCGAGCGCATAAAGAATCCACCGCAAGAGCAGCATTCGTATCAGCATTCCGAAACCACGCCACGCTCCACGAACTCGGAGAGGCCATAGACAAAGACCATTCAAGCGTAGCCTATGCCGTAAGGATGCACAAAGACCGCCTTATCTACGGGGACTATCAGCACTACTATAAGGTAGCCTGCTGCGTTCTTGAAGAAAACCCGATGGCCTGTATTGACAAGCCTGACTTTCAATCTTTAGAATTGGAACTAAATAAACTAAACGAAGTCGTTGCGGAGTTATCTAAATACAAGGAATTGTATGTAACTCTTAAACGCACATTCGATGAATTTTAACGTAGGACTTTACCCCATTTATGGACTTGTAGTTGGGGCAAATTGGTCAAAGACCGATTACCTTGAGGAGGATATTGTGATGCACACCGTTCAGTTTGCATTGTTTGTGATAATCGTAGAAATCACTTGGGACTCCTCGCAGTATTAGCAAAGCGACAGACGGATTGGATTCGGATGTGCAAGAGCTTCGGAGCGAGTGATGACCTTGCCCAAGAGCTTGTACAAGAAATGTACGTTAGGTTGTACAAATATGTGGATGACGCGGAGAAGATAATGTACAACGAAACGGAGGTCAATACCTTCTTTGTGTACGTTACGCTGCGCAATATGTACGCCACCCTGATGCGCCAACGGGCAAGATTTGAATTTGTAGACGTAGACATCCTTGAGGAGTTTATCTACGAGGAGGCCAACGAAGATGCAGAGGTGCAGCTCATCCAACTTTACGACAGGGTATGGTCAACACAAACAGATTGGCATTGGTACGATAAAAAGATATTTGCCCTGTACCACAACACCGATATGAGCATCCGTACTTTAGCGGATGAGACCAAGATTTCAGCACGTTCAATTTTCAACACACTAAAAAATGCAAGAGAGCGAATCCAAGAAGACTGCCAAGACACCTACCAAGCGTACAAAGAAGCCAAGCGGCTTGGGTGATACCATTGAGCAAATCACAACCGCCACAGGCATCAAGGCTGCGGTGGATTGGTTTAGCGAAGCCACAGGCGTAGACTGCGGTTGCGATGCCCGTAAGGAGAAACTTAACAAGCTATTTAGGTACAGGAAGCCCGAATGCTTGACCAAAGAAGAATACGAGTTTGTCGGCAAGATGCGAGGCAGAAACACCGTGACCGCTATTGAGCAGGCGGAAGTGAATAGAATCTACAACCGAGTATTCAAAGACTCCGTGAAGCCAACGAACTGCGGATCTTGCTTGAGAGGTAGGTTGCAGGAGCTTGAGACCCTTTACAACGCCTATTAGTGTTTTACACTATTGACATACCCAAAACTTTATTTAGTGAGCTTAACAAGAACTCACAGATAAATCAATTCTTTGGCAAGGTGTATGTCGGTGAGTGTATGCGGTTGATCTCTGACTACTATGAGAGCAACACCCTAAACACGCAGGAAGGGTGGCAAGAATACTACAAGGAGATACAAGGCTTTGAGGGTTTGACCGTTGTATTTGAAGAACTAAAGAGCAAGCTCCCGAATGTTGATGAGCAACATATTAAGAAATACATTTGGCATCGTGTAATCGGGCAGACGTGGAATGGCTACCAAAAGGAGCTGATTGTAGTAAAGGAGCTAAACGCAGCGTTCCCCGATGCGCACTTCAAGAAGACCACCTTTAACATTGACCACGACTATTGCATAGATGCGGAGATGTTCTACAACAAAACCCTGATGCTTGGCTTGCAGATAAAGCCTGAATCCTACAAGGCGATGGGTAGCCCCTACCAACTACGAGCAAAGGAGGCGCACCGCGCCAAGAACGAGCGCTACAAGCAAGAGTTTGCACCCTATGTTTATGTTTACTACGGTAAGGAAGGCATCTTAGATAAGGAGCAACTATTTAATCAAATCAATTTATTTTTACACTATGCCAATACCTAAAGTTCAAAGCGGAGAAAAGCAAGCCGAATACATCCAACGCTGCTTGGAGGCTATCGGAAGCGAGTACCAAGACAAAGACCAAGCAGTAGCAGTTTGCTACACACAATATAGAGAGGGCAAGTAGTCCTCTTTTTTTTATTTATTTTTTATTGGAGTGTTGGTAATTCAAAAAGTTTTGTATATTTGGCAAACATTTAATACCAATCAGAATGAAACTACTACTTAAAAACACGGCCTACTTCTGCGCTCTTGCGCTGACTTTTTGGGCATACCTATGGACTCTTGAACTTCTTGGGATATGATATTTACCTACAACGACCTAAAGTTTTGGCTCGAAGATGCCGACCTACTACCGCAGTCTTATTGGGATGCCCTTGAGGACTACAACCCCGATGACAAGAACTCCGATGAGATTCTTGCCAAGTGGCTCGGCTTTGCCCACGTTGCTGACTTCTACGAGTACGAGATGCAAATCACATACATAGAGGAGTCATACAACGAGGATGGCTACACCAACACCACCGCATACCCTACCACATCCATTTACAGGGATATACCAAACCTTGCCGATGACATCTATACCAAGTGGATGAATTGGGCAACTCAAGTCGCATCAGAAGAATAATTAAAACCAATCAAATGAAATACGAAACTATCTCCCAACTGCTCCGACAACTGAAGTCGGCAGACATATCCGAATCAATCCTCAAAGACATAGAACTAATTGAGAAGGTCACCTTGCGTATGGCCTACCACGATGCGTTAATTCGTGTTCCCTTTGAAGAATGGTACGAAGCAACATTCAAAACAGAAACAAAATGAAAATTATAGAACTTTTAGATGGCAGCACTTGGGATATGGAGACAGTCCTTGAGAAGATGCACGATGATGACTTTTACTACGGGGTACTCGGCAAGAACGCCCTGTCCTCCTCTGCTTGCAAGCTGCTGCTTACATCACCCAAGACGTATCACTACGTTACGAAGTACGGCAGCGAGGACTCCGATGCGTTTGCCGTAGGCAGGCTCGTTCACCTGATGGCTCTTGAGCCGCACAGGGTAGCGGACTACGAGGTGATTGAGGTGCAGAGCAAGAACGCAAAGGCGTGGCAGGATGCAAAGGGCAAGCGCAACCTATGCACCCGCAAAGAGTACAACGAGGCGCAACGCATCTCTGATGCGCTCCTGCGCAACGAGAACGTGCTTGGGCTTATCACAGGCTGCGAGTTTGAAGTACCCAAGATTGGTATGATTGGCGGCCTGCCCTTTAGGGCGAAGGCTGACATCTATGCTGAAGGGTTTTTGGCTGACTTGAAAACAACAACCGACCTCCGAGCATTCCCCTACTCTGCAAAGAAGTACGGCTACGATGTGCAGGCGTTCATCTACACCCGACTATTCGGAGTGCCGATTGATAAGTTCTTCTTCATCGCTATTGACAAGGCAAGCCTTGACATAGGCATCTACTCTGTAAGCCCCGAGTTCGTGGCAGAGGGAGAGCGCAAGACCCTTGAGGCTATTGAAATGTACAAGCAGTTCTTCATCTTGGGTGAGGACTTGGATTCGTACACAGTTGTTGGTACGTTATGACCGACATCACCAAATGCACGGGCGAGGGCTGCCCACTAAAAGAAACGTGCTACCGATTCACCGCACCTGCCGAAATGTACCAATCGTTCTTTGTTGGCGTACCTGTCAAGCACGGCCAATGCGAATACTATTGGAACACCAAACTTTAAAATAAAACCAATCGTTGCATTTTTTGCAACACCTCAAATACCAAAGAATAATGCAAGATCAGTTTATGAGGATTGCTATGGCGCAGCTCCGTAGCACCTACCCGTTCAAACCCCAACGCAGAGCAGTAGCTGCTCGGATGTGGGTAAAGTATTTAGACCGCAAAGCGATGGCGCAATGGTTCAAAGACCAAGAGGC